CCGTTTGAATGCCACCCGTGGTGCTGTTGATGAGCTGGCTCATATCGATGTTGCAGACTCGCACGACATACCGCCAGTCCTTGACCACGAACCCGTTTTTCCACTGGTAATGGGTCCGCAATGCCTGATAGCGGTTGTTGTTGGCGTCATAAATCGTCTGTTCGCCCAGATCATTGTGCTGAAGCCCCGCTTTCGAGCCTTTCGGGAAGACCCCGAAGCAGGTTTGTTCGCCCCAGCCCACCAGCCAGATCGATGCGCCAGAGTTGGCGGTAATCGACGTATTGGCCTTGAGGATGTTCTGACCATTCCCGGCTGTTGCCGTGCTGTAGCGGGTTGCCAGTCCGAGGAACTGGCGTGGATCGCTGGCCGGGTTGCCGTAAAACAGCGTGTTTACCATCGTCTGATTCATCGACTCCAGAAAAGCCGTATCCTCAGAAGTCCGGAAAGCCCCGGTATTCCCGTTCAACAATGCCAGGTCCTTATCAATTTCTGAATAAGCCTCCAGCATCCCCACGGATTCATCGACCTGGGCCGTGGTGCTCTTTGAGGTTGGCACACCACTGTTGATCGACCTCCAGTACACCGTCGGGAGGCCGGTTCTGATCACGATCCTGTGGCCGGTCGGGAGATTACCCTCCACGAACAGCATATCCTCCAGAATCTGGTTAGATTGCGTCAGGATTTCCGCAATTTTCGGAATCCCACCATCCGGCTCTACCCGCTTAGCCCAATCGGCAAGCGTGAGCGCAGTCGTACTCGTTACTGTTGCCATCCTTTGGCGCTCCTTTCGTCATGGGCCATCCTTGGCCCGTGGTTTAACTGCCCGTCATGGGCAGGGTTACTGCATCGACGGGTATAGTTTCGCCGCTGCTTGCTGCATCAGACTGCCTGCCTGATTGGTTGCCACGTGCCCGACTCCACCGGGGATGATGTTGTCCTCCTTCAGCATGGCCCCCGCTTTCGCAAAGGCTTTAACCAAGAGCGGATGGTTTCCCATCTGGGTCTGATTAAGCCAGTCCCGAAGTTCAGGACTGCCAAACTGTTCGAGCGCCTTCCTTGCACTCGATACCGTTGCATCAAATCTGTCACCTCCGATTTCCCTGTCTGCCTTGATCTCGTCTACCCAAGCCTTTGAAAGCTCCTGAATCTGTGCCTGCTGCTGTTCAGCCATTGCGGGCAGAATCTGATTGAGTAAAGCTTGCCCCTTATCCGGTGCGATGCTTTCCGCCTTGCACCAGTCCGAGAACTTGCCCAGCATGGCCTCATCAGCGGTGGTGCCTTCCGGTGCCTTGAAGTCATAGACCAGAGGTGCGGCTTCAGTCTGTGCCGCCTGGGTTGTCGTGGTAGTGGTCTGAGGCGTAACGGTCTCCACTGCCGTGGTTGCCGTCGTTTCCGCTATCGGTGCTGTTTCCATGTGCGTTTTCCTTCATCATGTGTAAAAACTGGTCCGGCTGTTCGTGCCACACCCAATCCCAGATAGTCAGTCCGTAGTTACGCTGGCCTTCCGCAAACGCCATACTGTGGGCGTCCATCCGGTAGCTGGATTGCAACACGCCGGATTTCTCCAGCAACCGCCACACAACGCGACGGCCCTGTTTATGCTCCATCAACCATTTTAGGTCATCCCGCTCGATGATCCTATCGCGTTCCCGCTCGGTCGCCATCAGAAACCCAGCAGAATGCTTGCCGTGGTCCCGGTCGCCCATATGCGCCTGATCCTCCAGTCCTTACGCTGGTTGACGTCTGTGGAGCTGAGCGTCATGGTAATGGGCGTATCCGTCCCGATGACATGATTGACGGGTGAAAACTTAACCGTGCCCGTCGTCAGCGCGGTAAACCCGTTCGCCACTTCCGGTAGGTCTGCCGTATCCGATGGGGTCACGACATATCCGTCGATGTATAAACAATACTCGTCGCTGTGGTAAATGTTGCCGCGCGAAGTAATTGGCATCTTTGCCTCCTGTTTTGTGGAGCATCCTTGCTCCGGTTAATGTCCGAGCATCCTTTCCCAGCCTCATCCGTACCCGGTCAGCCCTCCCATGATACCTGCCAGTGCGGTATCCCCGCCAGTGGGGGTATTGCTCAGAGTCTGTGCCGTGTTGGCCTGCTGTTCTGCCATTGCTGCCTGTTGTGCAGCTGCCTGCTGCTGTGCGCGTTGTGCCCTGATCTTGGCGACTTCCTCATCCGGGAGGATTAGCGACGGGTCAATGCCCAAGGCATCCGAATACACATGCGCCCAAGCATCAGCGTCGATGTTGTCCAATACTTCCGGCTTGACTTGCGCCAGTGCGCCCACGTTGCCCATGAAGCGGTCAATCGCGTTGGTCTGGATTGCCTTCTGTGCCTGTGCCAGTATCGAAACCAGTTCAACGTGTAAATCCTGCCCTTCCAGCTCTTGAGGTGGCGGTGGGGCAAGGTTGTTATCCATCACTTGGTCGAACGTGAAGTCAATGAGCGGCTCCAGCAATTCATTTTGCAAACGCTCCAGCACCGGCCCCAGCATCAGCATTTTTTCCTCATGGCGTTCAGCAACTTCTGTTGCCGTCATGCGCTGATTCTGGTCATTCGCCAGCATTAAAAAGAGGTCCGCGTAGAACGCGCCGTTAATGCGTTCGCGCACATCCTGTATGTCTGCGAGCAAATGATTCAGGTCTAGCTGTACTTCAAAGGCGGATTTAATGGCGCTCCCGGGAGAGTTCATGTCCACGTAGCTGATTCCCCCCGGGAGGGTTTCAACATCCCGGTTTTTCATACTGGAAGGGACCTGCAGGGGGGGATTTGTCATGAAATCAATCCCCTGTGACTTCCTCAGCTGTTCCTGTTGCAACTGATTGATGTCACCGAGTGCATCCATACCGGGCCCATTTCCGTAGATATCCCCCCCGATCACGTCCCAGCGTGGACATAGTGCCGGAAAGGTCTTGAACCCGCTTTCCCTGAGAAAGTTCTGATTCCCACCGCCCAGCTCGAAATACACAGACCTCCACGGCATATTCCTATTGCCTGGGTTTCCATAGTCACGATCAGCTCGAGGCTCAATGCAATGCACTATGGGGACCCACACATCCAGGCTTCCCCCATTAAACTGTTGTCTGACGGTAGTCGAAACGTTATCAATGCCAAACTCATTCACGATCTCGTGAACCGTCCGCTCGAACTCACGAAACAGCGTTGATACGTTGCCTTTCCAATCTGTGGCTATGCAGTATTCGCCCGCAGTCAACGGTGTATGATGAATCACATTTTCATAGTCAGGAACGACAATCGTTGCAGCCGTCCCGAACAGTCCCAGCTCCAGATACACGCTATGCAGTGCGCGATATGTGTTCGATCGCTGGAAGATTTGCAGTAACAGCTTAGTGCAGTCATCCAACCACGTTTTCACGTTGGCATTCTGGTTTAAATCGGGGTCCTGAGTCTGAAGCCGAAACCAAGGCCGTGCAGGTGAAGTCATGCCAGACATTAGCCCTGCCGCCAGTACCTTCAATGCCCGTGTCGGGGTGTTGTCATAGATGCGCCGGTTACGTTTCATCCCCCGGTTACGGTCCTGTACAAAGAACCGGCCATTTCTGGGCAACGTTACTTCGCTGATTTCCTTCCAGTGCGACAGCCATGAAGCGCGTTCGCTCTTGAGCGCACCCCACCGGGTAATCAGCCTGTCCTTTGGGAGCCGGTTATCATGCATGTCAGCTGCCTAGCAACGTGGATCGACCCAAGGCCAGACGACGAGTATCAACCCCACCCGGACCCGTGAGAATCGTTGAGCGGTTTCCGCCTTCATTCGCCTGTGACTGCTTTGCAAGCGTTGCGGCAAGGTCTGTCGGCTTCTGGTTAGCCTGATTGAACGACTGTTCCGCCATCTGCTGCTGTTGCTTGAAATTCGCGGATGCCTGATTCAATGACGCGCTCGCCTGTGCACTCTGCTGTGCATCGGAAGCCTTCTGCTGCTTGAGCTGTTTCTGTGCAATTTGTTGCTGCTGGTCCGCCTGAAGGCTTGAAACCTTGAGCGCCTTTTCCTGCTGTGCTGCCTGAGTGCTGGCGTTTACTGCCTGTTCAGCCGTCCCTGCCACTCCCCCCAGCAATGACGCGCCCGTGAGCATGTCTCCCAGTGTCAGGCCAGTACCCAGTACCGTACCTGCTGCTGCCGTGCTAGCAGCAGGAACCGCCGCAGTAGCTG